GTTGGTTTATACCACTCCCTGAAATAGCGTCTCTAATTGAATCTATGTATTGGATTCGATTGAACAAATATAATAATGATCCTATAAAAGCAACTGAGGACAATGTCATCTGTTCTCTCAGAGGATTATATTTCCATGGCATGAAGAAATACAACGAAATAAGGGAATTAGTTTTAGAAAAGTGTCCTTTATTAACTTTGCCTTCATACTTTGAGCTGAATAATATTTGGCGAAAATTTTATGCATTTCCTGGAGCTCATGCAGATTATGCCACAAAAGAACTTCAAGATCATCCGTTTGATATGCCTTCACAACAAAAGATTCCAGAATATAAAAGACAATGTAGTGATCAACTGTCGGATAAATATCACAAAATGATGCAAATAGAAACACAAACACAATCAGGAAAAGCTTTAGACAAACAACAACTTGAATTTAAAGAAATTCAAACTGTCAACGTTACTGATCAGACTCCGTCAGTACCACAAACATCAGTTGACAATAATTCAAATAGTGACGCCGCAAAGAAGGATGTCACTCGCGTAGGAGCAACAATTCAGGACGCCGACACTAGTACACTAGTCGCAGTTCATACAGGTTCGATAACAAATACATCTAGAAATAATCGAGCAGAAGCATATGCTAATGACCTCAATTGGGATCTTAAGATGTTGGAGCACAAATTTACATTTGTTAAAGATGTAAATTGGGCTACAACAGATACTTTTGGAACTTTTTTAACAACATTGGATATTCCAAGAGATATTATTATAACTCCCGCCCAAAAAACCCCTTTTGATGTCACACGCTTATGGAAATGTTCAAATGTTCTTATTAAGGTCGTATTAAAAGCATCACCATTTTATGCAGGATCTCTAGGATTGGGCTTTATGCCATTTCCTGGAACTCCAGAAATACGAAAATTAATTAATCTAGGAGCTATGATTCAAAAAGTATCTCAGAATGAAGGAATAGAATTCTCTATTCCATTTCGCTATAGAACTGGATTAATTAACATTGAAACGGATAATTTAGGAAAATTTGTTATTTTTGTTATCTCACCTTTAAGAACTGGTCCGTCCAATCCATCAAATATCTCTATGTCAATTTATGCCGCAATAGAAAATAGTGAGTTCAAAATTCCCGAAGTAGTCGCATCAGCAAAATATGTATCTCCAAAATTTGATAAGAACATAATGCTCGTTAGTACTATCCCTCAATCAGGTTTAGCTCATGAAAACCAACAAGTATGCGATATTAATATGCCCATCGAGTCTATGCCCACGACTATGCTTTGTGCTGGAGAGGGAACATTAGGTAAAGTTGATGTTGCCCATTTTCAAGATGCTCCATTAGATTTAGTACAACTTTGTAAACGATGGACTCCGGCATCAACATATAAGATAACAATTCCAGCTGGAAAGAGAGTTAGAGTTACAATACCATATAATGAAATAATGGAAGCTGCAACACGCGGCCTGACACAATCTTATGGTTTCGTTCGTGGTAGTATTAATGTTAGGATAAACTCTATCGGTGGTTCAGAAGGATTTGTATCTTTTTCAGCAGACTCAATTTTACCTACACTAGTCCAGCAACCAATACCCTTTTTAAACGGCATTCATTATTTTAACAATACTCAGGTTGCTCAATTTACTATTCCTTGGCTTAGTCGATTTTTTGTAGATTATTCATCACAATTAAATGGTCATTTATTAATTTTCTTTGATAACTACACAACAGCTT